CCATTACTATGCAAGTATATGCTTGGGCTGATAATGTTCAGTTAGCTGGTTTGACAGTAGATCTTGCCGTTCAATCTGGACAATATCATAAGGGTCCTTTATCCAAACCTGCTAGTGCGGTTGCTCGAGCCACGGGTATGCTACAATCTCTCCCCGTTGTAGGAAGCTTCATGACAGCTACATCTATTGCTGCTCAAGGGGTTGCTGATATCGCGGGACTTTTTGGTTATACCAAAGTGCCCGTATTGAATGACGTGCAAGCTTTTAAGAACTTGCCCTTTCATGGTTTGGCAACTGCGGAAATTAGTGACTGCACGGAACGATTGTGTATTGATTCCAAGAACGAGATGACCATTGATACGAAAGTGATAGGTGATAAAGATAACGATTCCTTAGACTTATCTAAATTTGTTCAAAGGAAGAGTTATTTAACTTCTTTCACATGGGAAGCTTCCAATGCTTCAAAATTCTTATTATGGAATTCTTATGTGACACCTTTTATGAGTGTTGTTGCTGCAGGTACTGGTCAATCTATTGTTAATGGAACGCCCATGTGGCTTGTAGCCAATATGTTTGATTATTGGCGAGGTGATATCATTTTTGATCTTAATGTATTGTGCTCGCAATATCATAGAGGAAGATTGCGTGTATCATGGGACCCTGTAGGTGATGTTGCCAACACACCTGACTCCTCCACTGAAGTTTATACTACTATCATAGATATATCAGAAAAAACTGAGGCAACTATTAGAGTGCCTTATATGCAACGCACAGCATATCAGAAGATACCTAGTGATATGGATACCACTATTTATGACACATTAGCCTTAGCTAAGGATTCTTCTGATACTGTTAATGGCATCCTGACAGTTCGAGTACTCAATGAACTATCCGCACCTCAAACGAGTGCAGATGTAACTGTTTTGGTATCTGTGCGAGGTGCTGAGAATCTAGAATTTGCTGCACCAAAGGAAATTCCAAATGACCTTTATTATTTCACTGTTCAGAGTGGAGAAGAG